TGCCTGGCGAGCCAAAGGGGATTGCTTACTGCCTCGATTAATCAGTCGCATTTCTTCTCCTTGAGGGAGGGTTTCCCCTCCCGATCTCGTTAGTCCACGTATTCCGGTTTCATATCCGCCAGGGTGACGCTGAACTGACCATGCAATTCGTCGCCCAGATGGCGTTTCGACGATGCAAGGACGCGCTCAACTTCTGCGAACCGAGCAGCTGCATCGGGCTCATCTGCAGGTGGCAAGGAATTGATTGCTGCTTCGACTTTGTTCCGTGCATCAACCAGGTAATAACGCTTCACGGCCTTGTTTTTCAGCTCAGTGAACAGGGCAGAACCCAGCGTTGCTTTCACGGTTTCAATATCTGCGCGCAGCGCTTTAGCGCTATCCACATCCTGAGCCGCCTCGATGCGGTCACGGAAATCATCAGCAAGTGCATCGATATTTTGAGCTGATTCCTGAGCCGTTTGAGTCGTAGTGACGTTGTCACCTGAAATATCAGCAAGGCTAACGTGCTGCGCCGGTGCGGGATTTACCTCTCGCTCTTCACGGCGATCATCGAGTTCATCCGGGGTGTAGACGCCCAGAATCACATCGGGGCAGAACAGTCTCGCCCAGCGTTTGACGGCCAGGTACGCCAGTTGCTGGCGAGGGTCGTCAGCCCAGAGGGTAGAGTTTCGGGTACGGGCCTGAGCCAGCAGTAAATCTAGTTCTCTCGGCTGATCTTCGCCTTTCAGGGTTGCGCTGATAATGATGCCGATCCCTGCTTCGTCAGCCAGGGTCCAGCCCGGGACTCGGTACTCGCCTTTGTCGCCTTTACGGATATGGAATTTCCCAACAACCTTTTCCCATGGTCCGTACCATTCATATTCAAAGCGGCTGGCCAGCACACCGCTTCGTGAAATGACGGCATTAACCAGCTGCGCTTCATACCCGAGCACACCGTTAATCAGGTGCGTCTTCTGCGCCACGGCAAAGGGATTCATCTGCCACTGAGCCGCTTGCATCGCTACAGCCATGCAGTCGGCCTGATTGCCCTGCAGGTGCTTAGGAACAGTAGCGGTGCCCTGGGCCATAATCTGCGCGAACGTGCTGATGGCGTTCAGATACTGGGAATCGAACAAAGCCACGTTGGAGTTAATAACGGTGTTCTGGTCAGCAACGGTAACGTTAGTGTTATGCATAAATCCCCCTTAAGCCTGAGCGCGCAGCGCTTCGAGGCGGCGCAGGTCGAAGTCGTTCAGTTCATCGGTGTAATCGGTAGTGATCGGCGCTGGCCAGTCGCCCGTGTCGAAACCTGTGGCGATGGCGCGCATTGTTTTGCGGTACTCGAGCATGCCCAGTTCCAGCAGTTCGGTGGATGCCTCAATGATGGCGATCCAGTGGTAGTTCTCGTCTTTGTTGACGAAAATCCAGAAGAACTGATCCAGCGCCGCGGTCTCGCAATACATAGCCGCGCTGAGGTGATAGTCACGGTCTATGATTTCCCGGTGCAGCCTGGCGCGCAGGCTTTCCTGCTTCACATTCCACATGCTGATGGTTTTCAGGTCAGCACCGATGCGCACGCCGTCCAGTTCAATCTCGAGGTCAGGGCGTACACGCACTTCTAATCCGGTTTCGTCGTCGAAACCGAAATAGCTCACCTCAACGGCGCGGCTTGGATGTGTCAGCAGCATGCCCGCGGTCGGGTGCGCCAGTAGTGCGGACTGAATTGCCCGCGCTGTGGCCAGTTGCTGGCGGGTAACCAGAATCTTTTCACCAGGGTTGTCGCGCCAGGCATCCAGCAGTTCGTCGGCGAATATGGCATCGGGCTTAACTGATTTAATTGTCTGGATCATATCTGCTTTGGTACCGGACACTTTCAGCGGCGTCGGTTTCTGCGCTTCTTGCGCCACCAGATCAGGATTGATGATCGCTAATTGCTCGAGTAGCGCATCACGGCTGCCGCTGGTTTTAACTGGCGCGGGCAGGGTGGCGTTGTACTCTTTAATACATGCCTTCATTGCTGTTGCTGTTTGCTTCTGGCCTTCTTCAATACGCTGGTACTCAGCAGGGAGAGCCATATAGCTTTGAGCCGTTTCTTCCAGGCTCGCGCCAAGCGGCACTGGAGCGGGAAGGGATGCGTTATGTTCTTCAAGCAACGCTTTAATCTCGTCAGCGCTTAGCAGCGCCGGTAGGCTGGCGTTGTACGCATCGATGAACTCGCGCAGAGTTGCGGTGGTGGTGAAAGCACCCTCCGGGATCTCCGGTTCTACGCTGAACTCTGCTACGAGGTTTTCCGGCTGCAATGCAAGGGCGTGCACTAGGTTTCCCATATCCAGTACTTTGGATGCTGTTCGCGGGATGGTTTTAGCCACATGGCGCGCGTTAAAGTACATCAGGCTGACGCGGGCATCTTTCACTTGGGTTGAGCTAATACCGTTTGCTGCGTGATACACGTCATTCGGTAGGCATTCGTAGCGGCCAGGCTCGAAGTAAGCCGGGTATACAATTACCGGTTCTGCTTGCTGTTCTTCCAACGCTACGGAATCTGTCTGCGAATTAGCTGCATCAGTGCTTTCGCCCGGTGGTACCGAACCAACATCTTCGTCTTTCTCTGGCTTAACCGTTTCCATCTGCACATCGCTGATGGTCTCCGCTATTTTTTCCGTTTTTTCGACTTCATTTGAGGAGGTATTGATGACCGGTTCGGTATTTCCATCCATCAGGCCATCGATGGAGAACACGCCGCTACCGATATTTTCAACCTGCGGTTGTTCATCTGGGGCTTTTGTCTCAACTGCATGGGTAGGCAACGGCAGTAACTCCACAGCAGAGTTAAACTCAGCCGTCATGGTTTTATTAACGAACTCAAGATGAGCCGCTGGCGTGTGATGAATGTTCTCGGGAGCGATGCGGATCAGATTGAAGATTGCCGCACGGTTCACCGCCAGTACACCCGGCTGATTACGCAAGATGGCGCTCCATGATTTCCATGGTTCTTCTTTCTTAGCCACGATTTCTTTGGCACGTCGTAATACGCTCGAAGGAATTTCGAAGTGGTGGAAGTCCATAGGCAGTAGGGCGCATGCGATCTCAAGATCGAGGGTGTCCAGAGTGTGATGCGCGCCTTCGCCGCGATCCGTTACATAGCCACCGTCGGCATTGGTACCAGAATTGCTGCGCTGAACATTACTGATGCGGTTTCCGGCAGCCCATTCGCGCGCCAGGATGCCGCGGTCAATGTAATCAGTCGCCGCCCAGATTCGGGTGAAACGGAGAACCAAAGCGAGTTCGTGGCGCTTCTCCTGGCTGAACACCTTGCGAATGGCGTCGGTATAGCGCCACAGGTCTTTGGTGTCGTAACCCTTAACCTCTTCGCAGTTTTCTGCCGCCAGCAGCAGGTTCTGGACATAGCTGTTGTCAGTGTCCATCTCCAGAGCGCTGATACCTTCGTATTCTTGGCGGGTTAAGTGGTGGCGCAGTTCGTTGGCGGTGAACTGGGCGAGTAGCTGCTTCCGGAACGGCATACGCACGACTGGATAACGAGTGGTTTCGTCATCATTCTCGTCAATCTGGATACCGTTATCAGGTTCCAGAACCTGAACGGTTGTAACGTCGGAGTTGCTGGTGCTTTCTGATTTGAGAAGAGAAAGCTTTCCGCTTCTCCACTCTTCAACTAACTGATTGCGGTCGCTGGCATCTGCTCTCGCCCAGTCAGCCATGAATGCAGCGATAATTTCGGTTTCGTGTGCTTCATCTGGCGTGAATACCTGCTTAATCGCCTGAACCAGTTTCCACTCAGCGTTCAGGCTGAGATCGGCAACTTCAGGGATGTCGTTCTTCGCCAGCAGCAGGTTCTGGAGATAGGTGTTGCCTTCATCCAGTGACATTTCGCTGGCAGACAGCTGCTGCTCTTTAGTGATGTGTGACTGGTATTTGTCGCTGGTCAGGTGGACGGCAAAACGGACCGCTGGAGTGCGGTTTTCAAGCGGGACACTCTCGACGGTAGTTTCGACATTAACGGACGTTTCCGGTGCGGCAGTGGTGTCCACAGGTCCAGTCAACTCAGCACCAGCCTTTGGCAGCCAGGTGCGTCCATCTTCCTGCAGTTCGTAGCGTTTGCACCAGGTGTAATCCACCGCACTTTCTTCCGGCAGGTCGTTATACACGGGGAAATCGGTCCGAACTGGTTTGGCATAATCCGTGCCCCGGCCGGTTTCAATGCCAGCATCTTCCAGCTCTACATCCAGCTGCAAATTGGCTCGTGCTTCTGATTTAGCCGTGAACCAGATAACGGCATCTTCTTTGCCGGATTTCTGGGTTGCCTTGATAAAATGAAAGAATTCCATATCGGGTCCTTAATTTTGGTTGTAAGATACCCGCAGCTAATGATTGCCGCCTTGGGTAGTGGTCATTGGTCAAAACTCGATTCCGGAAAGCTTTGGTCGGCTGACCGGGTACTTAACCCGCCTTGCGCGGGTTTTGTGCTTTTAGGGGCTGGTAACAGCCATTGGTCATAACTCGATTAAAATTTGAAAGCAGGCTGGTGGTCGTCAGCCGGTCTATATGGGTAACACTCTCCTTTTACGTGCTGTTCTTTGGCAGCTGCATCACAGCCAGCTTCGGTTTGGTATACACCGAGCATGATGTCTGAGCATTCCCCGGTGAGGGCGCAGACGGTAACGATCAGGGCAAAGAACGAGCTCATGCTTTTAGCTCTGGATTGCCTTTTTGCGCCAGTAAGTAGCAAAGCTTGCGAATCCATACTTCCGCCGCACTGAGGCGGATAGCTTGTTGTCTTGAAGGTGTTCGTGCAAAGTCGATCATTTATCTTTCCTTTTAATTCTGACTGTCGTATCGCGGTCCTAACTTCAGTGCTATTGTGGTTATTCCCGCACTCTAATGAGGGAGTTAACTGTGGAAAAAGAAGAGAAAGTCTTGTATTTAACTCGCTTAGCGGTTGATACATATAACTCTTACCGTTCTGCTCAAATCTCTTCTGGCCGGAATCTTTCTGACCCCCACGATCCGGTGGAAGAGATAGAAAAAATCTATGCAAAATTCGAAGTCTTTCTTGACCAGAAACTCTCAGAAGACGAATGGAAATAGGGTTATATGCTTCCCCAGCTAGACCTATTTCTCCAGAGTGAGCTGTTGCAATGTGCATAAAGCTCACTCTTTCTTATGACCGTGTCATCCACAATTTTTCCCCCTATATGCGCCTGTAACGCCGGCCAGCGGAACGTTTAAACCTGATGCGCGTTAATCTCTCCACCTCATCCGACTATTCGTATGCCGTCGGCGGCTACTTCGTGGGCGTCCTGCCTTGGTGGTTCGTAGTGCGTCTTAGTGAGTTAGATTAAACACAAAGTTTAAGTCGTAGTCAACAAAATGAGTAATTTTAGATAAACAAAATGTTTATGTGGTGCTTATGGAGAGTGAAATTTTGTCCTTTGGAGGAAAAAAATTCGACGAAATGGTGCGTGCCGGAAGTCCGCGGAATGGTCGCTTACTACAAAAGATGTGCTAGTTATTAGAGGGGCATAAAAAAAAGGCCACTTCATGGCCATTTCTTATGGTGGATCTTTACGATTCATTGCTGAAAGGATTACTCAATCATCCTGCGAACGAATCCGGCCTTTCATATACTTATCATATAGTTCGTCCAGCTCTTTCAGGCGAAGTGCGAAGATGCGAAGCATGTTCTGTTGCTCTTCTTCGGGAAGCTGACGGTAAAGTTCCAACAGCCGTTGTTCGTCCGGCTTCAGTCCATCTTTTTTGCCAACATCTTGGCCAAGCAGCCACTCAAGGCTCACCCCAAGCGCATCCGCCAGCTTAATCGCTGAACTTTTACCAATCGTCCCACGAACAAACCAGTTATTGACCGACTGAGCACTGACGCCGCATATACGGGCCATGTCTGATTTGGTCAACTTCTTGAGCTCAAGAACCTCGTTAAGCCGCTGAACTTGGGGGTGGTTAATCTGATGAGTTTTTTCTTTCATGGACGAATTCTAAACCAAATGTTTATTAGCTCAATATTCAAAATGTTGACACAGGCATAAACAATATGTTTAATTGCGTTGTTGTTACAGGAGCTATTTATGAAAGCAATTGATAAAGCAATTACCAAAGCAGGAACTGCTACGCGCTTAGCCCAACTGCTAACCGTAAGCGCCATGACTGTTAGTCATTGGCGAAATCGATATCAGGGCGTCGTACCGGCAGATCGAGTTTTGCAAATTTATGGGGTTACCGGCGTAACTCCGCACGAGCTGCGCCCAGATCTCTACCCAAACCCAACAGACGGTTTACCTAAACAGGATCCTTAACTATGCAAACTGTTTCATTTCAACAGAGTAGCAGAGCTTCCTCTAATCCAATGATATTCCCGTGTCATCAAAGCGAATCGGCAGAGCAGGATCTTGATCATCGAGATATTTGTTCTGCAGTCAGGGCGTGGGCAGCGGCAGAAGGGCGCGTAGCTGTTGCGCTTCAAATCCAAGAAGCGGCGGAAGAACTTCAACTTGATGGCGTAGATTTTTCTGGCCAGGCCGATGTCTGGAACGTGAAGCTGTTCCGCTGGCTCGACAACAAAGAAGACTCCGCATCGTACCGAAAGAACGTTGAACTGCTGGTGCCAGCGATCATGTCCGTATTACCGCTTCGATACCGCGACCGTGTCGTAAAGAACGACTCCTTTGCACATCGCATGGCCAGATTAGAAAAAGAGGTAAGTGAGGCGAAGCAAGCTTTGATGCTCGATGCACCGAAGAAGGAAAAGCTTAAGGAGTTAGGCGAGGGGATTTTCGAAATGTTCAGAGTCGATCCGGATCTTACAGCGCCGCTGCTGGCGATGGTCACAACCATGCTGGGGGCGATATGAAGACTTCAGAAAAGGCGAAAGCCGGTCTGCGCGAACAGAACCGACTTTCAGGTGCAAAAACGGAGTGTAATTGCGGAGCTAAGTATGTCAAACACAGCTGAAATTATCAATTTCCCCCACAGAACCGAACAACCGGGAGGTCGTATGGCCGACCTGTCGAACGGGTATACCAAGGTTGCTAACGAGATCCAACAGCTCAAGCCTCGTCTGAGAATGTCAGGCCGGGAGTGGCAGTGTTTTGAGGCGGTGATCTGGCTTACCTACGGCTGGAACAAGAAACAAGACCGCGTTACGAACACGGTGATCGCCGAGCTTACAGGGCTGAGTGATTCGCATGTTTCTGATGCGCTCAAATCGCTCGCAGATCGCAAAATTATCTTCAGTCAGAAGCAGGGCGTGATGAAAACGGTCGGTATAAATACTGACCTTTCTGCCTGGATTTTAGACAAACCGAAAACGGGAAAAGTCTTCCCGAAATCGGGAAAAGTGTTACCGAAAACGGGAAAAACCTTCCCGGAAACGGTAGACACCCAAGACTATAACAAGAACAATATTAAAATATCCTCGTCTCGGAATTCTGACGAATCCCGAAACCAGAAAACTCAAAAATTTCTCTCTCGCCATCCTGAAGCTGCCGCCGGGATATACACCCCGGCAGGTAAATCATGGGGATCCGCTGACGACCTCAAGGCCGCACGCTGGATTTACGACAGGCTTCTCACCGTCAACGCATCGCTATCCGAACCAAACTGGGCTGAATGGGCAAACACCATCAGGCTGATGCGTGTCCAGGACAAACGCACTCACTACGAAATTTGTGACCTGTTCCAGTGGGCCAACCGGGACGAGTTCTGGAAAGACAATATCCTGAGCCCCTCGAGTCTGCGCAAACAGTGGGATCAGCTCACTACCAAGCGGTTGCGTGCAACCGGAACGGTAAAACCTTCCCGGGGCGGCATTGACCTGCATAACACCGACTGGATTGACGGGGTGCTGGAATGAAAAACCTCGCAGAGAACATTCGCAATTTTGACCGGGAACAGGCTCGCCGTGTGGCGCATAACCTGTCTGAGCAGCACACCGAGCGCGAACAAACGCAGCAGGTGGCGCAGATTATCAACGGGCTGTTCGTACAGCTGGCGGCCGCGTTCCCGGCAAGCCTAGTTAATCGCAGCCAAGAAGACGTGAACGAGATCCGCCGTCAGTGGGTGCTGGCCTTCAAAGAAAACGGGATCACCAGCATGGAGCAGGTAGAGGCCGGCATGCGCGCGGTGCGTCGCCAGGAACGCCCGTTTTTGCCGTCGCCAGGTCAGTTCATCAAGTGGTGCAGGGAAGGGCGTTGTGTTCTGGGGATCACCACCGCAGACGTGATGGCTGAATACTGGAAGTGGCGCAAGCTGGTGTTCCGGTATCCGAGCAGTGAGCAGTATCCCTGGCCTAAACCCATTTACTATCACATCTGCCTCGAGCTGCGGCGCCGGGGAACTGATGGTCAACTGTGCCACAAAGAACTCGAGCATGAAGCCGGCGACATTCTGGATATGTGGGAAAAGCGGGTGCTGGCCGGGAAACCAATCCCGCCTGTTCGTCGTGCGT